CACCTTTCCGCCACTTTTGTGGTGACCATGGCTTCACGGCGCTCCGTAATTTGGTAACGGGGTCAACTCCTTCCTAGAAGGGTTTAAAAGGGTTAAAGGCCTTACGTGGCACTCGCAACACGCATATTGCGTTAATGGATGGTGTGGTGCCATCCTGTGTTTGATTTGTTAAAGTCAGCATTCGTTTGTGAAATTTTAGGAATACCGGTGTGGTCTAAGCGCACACTTAATTGGGAGCTCGCCACGGATAATTTTATTTTAATTTCGCGAACCGCTATTTAAGACCTTCAGGTGGATTGAAAGACCGGGTCACTTAGTGATGCTCACTTGAAAGTCCGACACTTACCCGTATAATTCTTCCAGGTGTCAGTGATTACACGATCTGGGAGTCAAACCATGGATAAATGGGGAAGCCTTGCACTTGGCAACTAGCAAGGTATGTGTTAAAAGCACAGTTAATCTCCCGCCAATCCTTTCCATGGTGGCACGTTACGCCAAACCCTATTTAGGGAGGTATTGGGATGTGTGATTCACACATCTCAGGGGAAACCGCCATTTTCCTGTTAAAAATAACAAGAAGAAGTCCCAAAATAATTTGGGCAATAATAGGCGATCTGTGGTTGTTCTTCAACAACCCAAGGTCAAGCCTTCGACCACTATTGTGGTCAAACCACGGTCTAAATCGCATAAGAGATCCAATGCCAACACCACACGCAATGCTTATATAAGGTTGTTGAACAACCCGTTTGATAATAGTGCATTTGGAGCAAAAGTGGCCGACCCCTTTAGTTCATTCACAGACGCATTTAAGTTGCATGGTGAGTTTAAGATGGTTGCACCTGCTGCCACAACAACGGGTGCATATGTCTTTAAACCGAATCCATTTTTGAGCGTAATAGACGTTCAATCTTGGTCCGGCGGAACCTCCACGTCATCTGCTTCCGCATGGAATCAATTGCAACCGTCCAATTCTTATTTTTGGGGGGCTACAACTCCTGGAACACTTGTCAACATTATGGCGAATTACCGTGTTGTTTCGCACGGGGTGAGAATCAGGTTGGAGATGCCGCAGCAAATAGCCACTGGGCGCATGATCATTGCCAGGGCACCAAGAGCCAAAGCTGACATTCCATTCACCGTTCTCAACGGGACAACGATTGGCTGGTCATATGATACCACATCGCACATGACACTTACGACCATTCCACCTTTGGTTGCAAATTCACCCTTCATTTTGGAAGTGCCCGAGGCTATTGAATTGAGTGCCATTGATATGATGGGGAGGGATGTTGTCATCGTCAACAAACCGAACAGTTATCGCGCATTTGATTTTTGCGCTTTGCAAACTGACGCTTATTTGAATTCCAACCAGTATGCTGGAGATTTTAGTGTTTACACTAGCTCCACTGGGGTGGAAACGGGAGCTAACGTGACCGGGATATATGACAACAGTGCTGGTTGGGATGATTTTTACGTGTACTTTGACGGCCTACCAACCACTGCAACACCGGTCGTAAACTTTGAGGTGATACTTCATCTCGAGGGTACACCACAAATAGCGTCAGCCACGGCAATAACCGCTGTGCCAACACACCCACCTGCACCTTTGGTTGAGTACTTGGGTATTGATAAGATTTTGCGCTCTGCCGCCATGGGTGCGAAGTATCTCTTCACTGACACCGCGACTATGTACTCAACCGCAACCGGCCGTAATCTCCTTAAGGACGCAGCTTCATTGGCCGGTTTTAAGCCCCGTGCGACTAGCAGCCATGCTAGACTTGAGCTGTAAGATGACCTACCGACTTGGATTGTCGCAGTTTCATCGTTAGCTGTAGCTATTGGCACTTGGTATGCCATTGCTAAAAATTGGCATTTTCCCCATAGTTGTGGAGGTAAGGCAGATTTCTGTGATGATCAAATAGATCGTGTGGTATAGACAACTAAACTAGGCCCGACGCGTCTCCACAGTTGTAACAATCGGTGACCAAAGAAGCAATGTCAAATAATCTCCTGTGAAGGAGTAGTGGTTGTGTGGGTGGAGC